GCACTACGAACTTCTTCTCTTACTATGAGTTGAAGTTCTGATTGTTTTGCTTTAATTCTTTTCTCAGGCCCACCAGTTGCCTGATCAACAGCATAATTACCACCCATAAAAGTACCGCCACCTATTACAGCGACGGCAGTTCCAGTACTGGTAATCTTTTGCAAGTCCATTACTTCTTAAATTTGCATTTTGCCTTAGCAAGAAGTGATAATGCTCCAGCAACAAGAATTACAACAATTGCAATTTGTCCACCACTGAATCCACCAGACTCTGGTTCTGCAACTTGTTGAATTGCTTCTTGCACTTCTATTACCTCTTTAGGTATAGGAAGATCTTTAATAATTGTTTCCATTAGAATCCACCAGGAATAGGAAGGCCTAAACTAGAACTTTGAGGTGCAGTTGCTTGATCAGCAGGAGATGCAAGATCAGGAGTACCAATAGGTAAAGATCCTCCAGCACCACCTAAACCCCCAAGAGATCCAGTAACTGCTTCCAAAGCTTGAGATTTAATTCCATCAATGATGGATGCACGATTGACGTATACGTATAACCCACTACCAACAACGGCACCAGATACAACGAAAGACGCAACAGCAAATACATTAACTATTTTTTGCATAATAATTATTCGAGTGATTTATTTATACAACAGGTGGAGTTTTATCTTTCTTAGGATCAAGTTTTGCAGGAATATCTGCAGCAATAATCTTCAATGGCATTTGTTCAATTCTAATTGTCTGAACTGTTCCACCATTACCTCCACCACCATTTCCGTTACCATTTCCATTTCCGTTACCATTCATCTTCATCGTTCCATCACCTTTCTTACTAGCAGTTTGAATGCCAAAGCTAGCCAGAACCCCTGTAAAAACCGAAGCTATAAATGTTGGATCTATTTTCTGTTGAGGTACGCCAGGTATGGCCACGTAATTTAAAGTCAAAATTCCGCCACTCCAAATCAACACGCCCATTCTGACAGCTGTACTGATGATTGCAGCTTGCTCTTCTTGATCGGGAAGAATAGCATCTTTGGCTTTTTGAAGAAACCCTTTCTTTTCTGGTTTAACTTCTTCAGATACCACTTCTTCTTTTTTAGATTTTTCAGTCATCCAACTTCCCCTTTTTCAGTAGTTTTTGTAATTCAGCAGTTGACCCAACAAAAAGTGCATTTGTTACATTATTTGGCCCCTTATCTTTAGGTTCCTTTATGTCTTTAACCTTTTTCTGTAGGTCTAATAATTTATCTGTGGCATCAGCCACACTTTTAATTATCTGTCCAGTAACTTCATAAGCTCTGGCAGATCCACTCTCTTGCGAGATTTCCATGATACCGTCAATAGCCTCTTGACCTTTCTCTATCAATGAATAAAGATTGCCACGAGTGTACTCATAATCACGATCCAAATCGTCCTTTTCATATTTAACAGATTTTACATTTTCAATTTCAATTGGTTTAGATTTATCTGTTACAATCTCTAAAGCATCATCGATTTCATCAAATTTCATAATTTATACGTCCTTACCTTGTGATGGGGAATATTCTTTAAAGTCTGAGAAGAAAGAGGACATTTCATTAAATCCAAAATCATCACCAGAAGCTATAAGTGCATCATCACCAGTAAGTGGTAGTGAAGCATCTCTAGATCCACTGATTATATCTATAGTAGATCCATTTACATGATCAATAACATTAGTTCCATCAACACCTCTGTATACTGTAAGTTCATTTCCAGCAATAGAACGAATCTGCATATTCTCACCACTTATATTGATGTAATCATCTACGGAGAAGTTAGCAGAACTATTAACAGAAAGTATTGTTTGTTCTGCGGCTAATGCCTTGTTAAGTGCATTAGTATTATCATCATTATAATCTTTAGTTGCTCTTGGAGTTGCAGAATATCTCTGTTCACGTTTTGCAACTACCTTATTAGTATCAGTAAAGTAATCAACATTAACTTTCTTAATAAGACCGTCTGGACTATCAGAAACTGCACCAAACATATAAACTTTAGCACTAAATTGCATAGTCGTAATCATTGCACGACGATTATCAAAACTACCTTCATAATCATCACTCATATTAATACTTTCAAGAATTATTGGTATATCTCTTTTTTCGTTTATTGATGAAATAAGATTAAGTGTAATATTAAGACCTGGTTGAAAATATGGAAGAATTTGTTCTGTTATTTGCAACATATCATCATTCAACTTAGTTGCAATACTAAGCATGAATCCCACATTATATGGAACTGGCATATAAACTTTCTTTACATTATCTACAGCTCCAGTATTTAAAGTTCTGAATGTTTGAGTTATTGATGCTTTACGTGATGGATCATAATTTAAAGTTGTCATCTCAAATGACATACGAGGTAAAGTAATTGCAGGTCTACCTTGTATAGTTGGTTGTTGTTCTATCTTTGCAAGAAACTTCTGCATTGGCCCATATGCCAATGGGACTTTCATCCTACTCATATCTTGTCCATCATCAGCTTGATGACGAATCTCTATTCCATTAAAAAGTGTACCAAAACCAATAACGGTCTTTCTCAAAATTTCGTGATAGAAGTATTGACCTAACATTTTTTTACCTATTTAAGTTGTTCAGATCCACCAACAGAGAATGGATTATATTTTGATGTTGCAATCTCATACATCTTATGATGTACCGTTTTCTCCTTTTCTATTTCATCACTTTCATCTGGTTTATCAGTAAACCAATCAGCAACTTCTTCTTCTGCTCTTGGATTCATAGATTCTAATTCTAACATTTTTTCTGGGGGTGCATACCTATTAGTTCCATTTGCTGTAGGCCATGAATCATATGGGTGTGATGGTTCTCCAAGTTCAGGGAGATAGTGATCATCATAAGAAAATTCTGGATATGTCATATCTTATTTAGAAACTACCGAAAGGATTTGATTCTGAGAAATCAATAAGTCCACCATCAGCTTCAGTCTCTATAAGGACATTACTTGAAAATGCATCATCTGCGAAATCATCAGCACCTATTTTAAATATAGTATAACTTGCCGTTTGACCCATACCTGGGAACTCATTGGTTGTTGCAGATCCAACAATAACTTCATTTAATGCAAAGTTACCAGCCATGTTTGAAATTTTAAGTATCTTAGTATCATCATCCCAATCTTTAACAATTGCAGTAGTAAGAGAACTTTGACCTTTAATAACTTCATTTAAGAAGAAGTTACCAGTTCCCATTCCTGCAGAGCCAGGATTTGCTATAGTAATAACTGGTGCAGATGTATATCCAAATCCAGCATTAGTTAATCTAACATCACTTATAGTTCCAGCAGCACTAACAACTGCAACAGCTGTTGCATTTGCAGTAGAAAGTCCAGATGGTGAAGTTGATATGGCTACTACAGGAGTATGTGCATACTTACTACCACCAGTTTGAGTACCGTCTAATAGAATTCTAACAACATTAGTACCAATACCTGCAATAGCTGATGCACCAGAACCACCAGCACCACTGAAAGTAATTGTTGGTGCTTGAGTATAACCCCAACCTGGATTGGTTATTACAACTTGTTTTACGGAATATGATGTAGATCCAGCACCTATTGAAGTAGTTATAGCTACAGCAGTTGCATTTGCAAGTGCAATACCTCTAGGTGAAGTACTAATTGCAACAGCAGGTGGACTTGAATATCCATATCCATCATTAATCAATGTAATTGTATTCACACCATAATTAGTGGTTATACCAGAATTAAATGTGGCTTTAACACCATATCCAGCGAGTGTTAAAGGTATTATAAATCCATCATCCTCTGCATTATCATCAATTTGTGCAATACTTGTATCAATAATCGCATCCTCATATTCATACAATTCACAAGTTAATTGATACATATAAAGTTTGCCAAGTTGGTAGAATGGATTCTCATGTTCTACAAACTTAATTTCAAAAAGACTATCTGATAATGGAAAATAAATTAAATCTCCTTCCTTTGGTCTAGATGTTAATACAGTTTCATCAACACCATCTGTATAGAAAGTTGATATAAAATCTTCATATCTTTCCTTAGAAATAACAAGAGTTAATTCATCAGTGGTTTTTACACCAAACTTTGTCATCAGATCTCCAGATCCCTGAAAACCTTCATAGTTTTGAATATAAGCTTCTATTGCAAAACTATCATCAAACCTTGCAACAA